GCGTTGCAGAGGTCAGAGCAAAATCCGCTCTCGAGGAATTGATGGAACGTCGTGCGAACAGAGATTGAGAGCTGGCCACCACGCTGGCTGACCCCTATCCCAGACACCGCAATCGAGCGTGGCAAGGATAAGGAACCTGTCGTCAATTTTGTTGAAGCCTTCGGCCAGATTACAAAAGATTCTGTCGCGGGGAAGGCAGGCAGCCCACTGATATTGCGCCCGTGGCAGAAAAGCCTTGTCGAACATTTGTTCGCATGGGACGACGACGGCCTACGCAACAGGGTCAGCCTTGTGGGCATGCCGAGGAAATCAGGAAAATCGGCGCTCGGTTCCATGATTGGTTTGTATTCACTCATTCTGGGCCCAAAGGGTGCCGAGGTGTATTCCGTAGCAGCCGAGAAAGATCAGGCCCGCATTGTTTTCCAAGATGCGAAACGGGTTGTTGAAGCATCCCCTGAATTGTCTGCGATCACAAAACTGTATCGAGATGCCATTGAGTTGCCAGCCCTGAACTCCGTCTACCGTGTCCTGTCAGCGGAGTCAGTAACCAAAGAGGGTTTGTCGCCCACCGCCGTTATTTTTGATGAGCTACATGCTCAGCCAGACCGCGAACTGTTTGACGTCTTTTCGCTCGCCATGGGTGCCCGCGGGAAACTGTCAACCCTCATTGCCATCACGACAGCAGGCGTCCGGTCAGATCGTCACGGCAAAGACTCCATTGCGTACACCCTGTACCAGTACGGCCAGAAACTAGCCCGAGGTGAAGACGTCGACGACACGTTCTTCATGGCCTGGTGGGAATCGGAAGGCGACCACAGGTTGCCAGAGACTTGGCGGGAAGCTAACCCTGGCTTTGGAGATCTCAATGCCGAATCCGATTTTGAGTCAGCGCTACGGCGCACCCCCGAAGCCGAGTTCAGAATCAAACGGTGTAACCAGTGGGTGTCATCGGTAGAGACTTGGCTGCCCGCAGGGGCGTGGGATGACTGCGCCACAGAGTTCACAATCGACCCTGACGACGAAATCATTCTCGGCTTCGACGGTTCCTACAACGGTGACGCTTCAGTTATCGTGGGCGCGGTCGTCCCAGAAACAGCCGAAGACCCGATCAAAGTTTTTATGGTGAAAGCGTGGGAGAAGGATCTCGAACGCGATCCAGTTGACTGGCGTGTCGATATTGGCGAGGTCGAACAAACAATTTTGGATTTTTGTCAAAACCATCGCGTTCGAGAAATAGCTTGCGACCCGTATCGTTGGGCCAGGTCGATGGAGGTACTCGAGAACAAAGGTTTGCCTGTCGTCGCATTCCCACAGTCTCCGCAACGCATGATCAGGGCGTGCGCGATATTCTTTGACGCAGTCGCAGAAAGACGTTTGCAACACGACGACAACCCTGTCCTGACCAGGCATATCGGCAACACAGCGACAAAGCTCACACCTGCCGGCCCGCATATCAAGAAAGAAAACCCAAACAGTCCGAGGAAGATTGACGCAGCCGTTGCAGCCATCCTTGCGGTTGACCGCGCGTCAGGCGGTAGGATAGACGTAGTTGTTCCCGAGTTTTTTGGATAGAGGAAAAATGTCGACCATTATTCAAGTCGCAGGCATGATAGCGATTACAGTCGGGGCCGCAATGCTTTCAATTATAGCCGGACTGATTGTCGGGGGCGTGTTCCTCATTCTCACCGGCCTCGCACTGGGGAGAAGCTAGATGGTATTGAACCGATTGTTTGAGCAACGCTCGACGAGTTATCAGTCAATTTTTGCGGCAGGCGACGATGTTGTTTTTGGCACACTTGCCGACACCGCTATTGACTCGAAGACTGCGTTTGAGGTGAACGCTGTTTACAGCGCCGTCGCCCTAATTGCTAACTCGATATCGACACTTCCACTCGAAGCCTTTGTTCGTGAAGCTGGGCAACGTCAACCGTACATGCCACGACCCGAATGGGTTTCAAAACCCGACGTCGCATTGCCTCGCACAGCGTTCTACAATTCCGTAATCGTTTCGCTTTTGATTGACGGGAACGTTTTCGTTCGTGTCTTCACTGATACTCGCGGAAGAGTTTTGAACCTAGTTGTTTTGAACCCGCGATCTGTTATCGTCACCCGTAACGCTAAGGGGCTGTTGAACTTCCAGGTTGAAGGCGAATCAAAACCCCTGACCAGTTCCGACGTTTTGTTCATTCCCGATGTTGTCCGTCCCGGTCAAGTCCGTGGCGTTTCTCGAGTTGAAGCTCTGAAAGAAAACTTTGGTCTTGCCCTTGCCCTCGAAAAGTTCGCAGCCCAATTTCTGGGAAACGGCACAAACCTTGCCGGTGTTATTGAGTTCCCCGGAACACTCACACAAGAGCAGGCCGAAAACTTGCGAGAAAACTTTGACGCCAAACATCGTGGATGGCGAAGAGGCCATCGCACAGGGATCCTGTCCGGTGGCGCATCGTTCAAAACGACACAAGTAGACCCACAGGCATCCCAGAATTTGGAAGCCCGCAGAATGGCTGTGGAAGATGTTGCCCGTGCGTTCAACATTCCAGGGCACCTGCTCAACATTGCCGGAACAATGTCCTACGCCAGTGTCGAAGCGAACGGTCTTCAGTTCCTACAGCTCACAATTCTGCCTATTGTTCAGAAACTCGAAGAGGTATTTTCGACACTGATGACTCGATACCCGAACGGAGAAAACGCTTTCGTCAAGTTCAACCTGACCGGGCTTGTCCGTTCTGATATTCAAACCCGCACCGCAGCATATTCGACAATGGTTCAGATGGGCGCGATCTCCCTGAACGAGGTTCGCCGGCTCGAAGACCTACCCGACATTGATGACCCAGCCGCAAACAATGTGCGGGTGCCACTTGCCAACGTCAACATTGAAGCCGCAGACCTCATTGCTGAAGAGAAAAAAATCAAGATGGCAACGACCCTCGTGCTTGCAGGATATGATCCTGCCGAGTCACTCAGCGCGGTCGGTATCGAGCCAATCGGCCACACCGGAGTCCCGTCGGTTCAACTACAGGGTGTCGCCCAGATAGACCCCGCAAACCCCAAAGACGTTTACGAGGTTGACTGATGGCACTGAGCGACCTTGAAGAGATTCTTGAGGACGCCCCAGGCGGTGGGTTGCCTGACGCCTACCGTCCCGCAAGCTCCGAAGATGTTCCAGAGGGTCGCGCGTGTGGTAACTGTATTTTTTTCAATGAGGAAAGAGTCAACGAAGACGGCGAAGCCTGGTGCGAGTGGTGGGAAGATTACGTCGCAGCAGGTTTTTACTGCAACGCCTGGCGGGGTGAAGACGACCTTGATACCGAACCATACGATGAGGAAGAACGCGCACCCGCTCCGAAGAAAGATCAGATTGTCGGATCTGATAAGAATAAGCCTGGCAGTGCCTCCGGTGCTGGAGGCGACATTGAGCTTAGCGAGGCAGCCGAAACCGGTCTCCGAAACAAAGTCAAAGAGCATAACGACCAGATGGAAGAGGCCGGAAAACCGTCTTACACTCGTGCCACTGTCGGGCAGCTCCGTTCTGTTTACCGCAGGGGTGCCGGAGCGTTTTCAGTTTCCCACCGACCAGGGATGACTCGTGGCGGTTGGGCGATGGCCCGTGTCAACGCTTACCTGTATTTGCTTGCCAACGGGAAACCCAAACGTGAACAATACGTTCAAGACAACGACCTGTTGCCCAAGGATCACCCAAAGTCGACCCGCAGTCTTCAACCTGAGCAACGCGACGTCAACCTGACACCGCCCAGCTATATGAGGGCATCCGCCCGCCGTGGCCTTGAGTGGCATCGGGAAGGCCTTAGCGGGGACGGTCTTGTCGACCGGACTTTGCAGGAAGCACGGGCAATGGCTGAAGGAAACATGACAGCCGACAAGTGGGTTCGCACCGCAGCCTGGATTGCCCGACACCTTGTCGACATGGATGCGCCACAGAATATGCCAGGCGACGAAAACTATCCAGGCCCAGGAGCTGTCGCAATGGCGCTTTGGGGCGGAGGCGGTTCAACACGAAGCGCACGGCGAGCATTACAATATGCCGAAGGCGTTGTTGATACAATCGAACGAGAAAACGAGGGGCGTAACGTGACCGGTGAAGCGAAAGCAAAGTTGGAAATTCGGCAGTTTGAGGCTGGCGGGTTTGAGGTTCGAGAAGACGGCGACGGTTTCCGCATCGAAGGATACGCAGCCCTGTTCGAATCCAGGTCAGAAAACCTCGGCGGATTCACTGAAACGATTCGCCGTGGCGCTTTCCGTCAGTCACTCCGCGCCCGGAATAACATTATGTTCTACTACAACCACGACTCGAACCAGGTACTTGCTTCGACTCGTGCCGGCACACTCCGCCTCGAGGAAGATGAGCGCGGTCTGAAGGTCTCAGCATCCATCGCCCCGACCAGCTACGGGCGTGACGCCAAGATCCTTGTCGAACGTGGCGACGTCACCGGTTTCTCGTTTAGTTTCTCCATGCCTGCTCGTGGTGGGGATGAATGGAACTCAGAGGGCACAGAGAGAGTTTTGAAATCGGTCAGACTGTTTGAGGTTTCCCTTGTTGGCAGCCCAGCCTATACAGGCACCAACGGCACTGCTGTCATGCGTGGCCTTGACAAGATAGCGCACAGGGCAGACGTTGACGCTGACGCTCTAGCTGACGCCCTACTCAAAATCGAGAACAGTGAAGATATTACCACCGACGACCGACAGCTCATCGACAAAGTTCTCGACCAGCTCGCACCCGAAGCACAGATTCAAGAAACCGTTGACACCTTGTCGCACGACATGTTGGCGTTGAAAAAGAAAAAGCTACAACTATTGATGGGAATATAATGGCCACTTACGCTGAAATTAGAAAAGCAATTTTGGACACGGCAGGGAAACCTGTGTCTGGGGTAATCGTTGACATGGCTGACGACTTCGCTCGAGCCATTCTTGCCCTCGACAAACCAAAACCTGTGGAAACCCGAGTGCAAAAGGCTGACGAGAAACGCGATAGCGTCGACCACGTAGGCTAAACACCTGCAATTCAGTTCCACCTGTACTGTACGATTGAACTACCGGTTACGAGTTAGCTCTGCCGGTAGCGGTTCAGCGTCAACGCGACTGTGTCCCATATTCGTACAAACAGAGAGAAAAACTGATGACTGATTCATTCATTCGCCGTCAGCAGGAACTCAAGGGCAACCTGACCATGCAGATCCGTTCCGTCATTGACGGTGCCGAGTCTCACGGTCGTGGCCTTGACGCTGCTGAGGTCGACCAGATCAACCGTATTGAAGCCGACATTGAAAGCGCTCAGCGTTCCATTGAGGTTGCCCAGCAGAGCGAAGCCCGCGCGGTCGAGTTCGCAGAGGTAGCCCGCAACGTGGAAACTGTTGACGAGACCCCAGGAAGCTCCGCAGAGATTTTCCGCTCACTTGCAGAAGGATCTTTGCGTCGCCACACATTTGAGAACCGTGCCGCACTCGTGCCATCGGCTAACACTGTTGGCACCGATTTCCTCGACATGGTCATGATGAAGGCTCGCCTTGTTGGACCATTCCTTGAGCTTGCCGAGGTATTCCAGAGGTCGTCCGGCAATGATCTTCGCATCCCAGTCTTGACTGGGTACAGCGCAGCCACTGAAAAGGCTGCCGGTGCAGCACTTGCCGAGTCGAACCCCGTATTTGGCAGCATCAACTTGCAGCCAGCGAAGCAGGGTTTCTTGGTGCCTGTCGCCAACGAACTGTTGACCGATGCTTCATTCCCACTGGAAAGCACCATTGCTGACCAGGCTGGAAACGCAATCGGTACTCGCGCCGACACGATCATCCACACCGCAGTCGCGGCTGTGGCTGGAACCGGTGTGACTGCAGCCAGCGCAACCGTCTTCACAGCCGACGAACTCATTGACTTGGTGTTCTCTGTGGATGGCGCTGTGCGTAACTTGCCCGGAACCGGGTTTGTTGTCAGCACTGGCACCCTGTCCCAGATTCGGAAGCTCAAGGATGGTGACAACCGCTACCTGCTCGATTACGTTGCTGGCGGGCCGTCGACCGTGCTTGGTTTCCCAATATTCGAGTCGCCATCGATGCCTGTTGTTGAGGCAAGCAGCGAACCAGTGTTCTTCGGACACTTCCCCTCGATCAAGGTTGCGACCACTGGTCTGGATGTTGCTGTGTCGCCTGACTACGCATTCAACCAAGACGTTACGACTTACCGGTTCCTGTACCGTATTGCTGCAGCTGTGGCAAACGGTGCCGACCACGTCAAGTCGCTGACAATGGCAGCCGCCTAACAGCACCCCACTGAAACCCCTCGGCGCGTTGTGAATTCGCGCCGGGGGTTTCGCCCTTCCCACCCTGGTTGGTACACTTGAACACGGAGGAAGACAATGACAATCGTGAACGGTTATGCAACGCTGGCAGACGTCAAACTGGCAGCCAGGATCACCGACACCATCGACGATGCGCTGCTTGAGCTGTCTATCGAATCAGCCTCGAGGGATATTGATTCGTACACCGAACGTGTGTTCTTCCCCTCTGAGTCCACGACCCGAATATATATCCCACGGGGTAGCACGGTTTGCGAAACCGATGACATTATCTCTGTCACGACCTTGAAGATCAGCACCGACGCTGATGGGGTGTTCGACCAAACCCTTGCCGAATCAGATTTTCAACTTGAGCCACTGAACGGGATCTCTGGCGGAATTGTGACGCCGTTCACCCAGGTTCGTGCTGTTGGTGACTATTTCTTCCCCGTCTACCAGCCCCGCGATATTCCATCCGGTAGGGCAACTGTTGAGATTACCGGGGTGTTTGGTTTTGCCACCATCCCGACAGCGATCAAACAGGCCACAGTGCTTGCCTCGCTCAGAGCGTACAAGCGTTATGAATCTCCGACCGGGGTGCTTGGTTTCTCAGACATGGGCGCAGTGCGTATCGGCAGGACAGACCCGGACGTTGCCCGACTGATTGACCCGTACCGTCGTCTGAGGATGGCATGAGCATCACCGCGATCCGTACAGGGATAGCCACAAACATCGGCGCAA